ATATAGTAGTTCTCTAGTGTATTGTGACTTAGCGCAACGTAAAAAAATCAAGGAGCGTATTTAGCTCAATCTTTCTGTCATGACCAAACGAATTCTTGTATTCTAGAACCTGTTGCATACGTGGCACTGAGTTCAAAAATAGCTGAATCTTTTCAAATGTTTTGGAATCCATATCATCCAACCACTTGGCAATTTCTTCTGATTTGTATGATGATGCTTCGTGGATAACGTCGCCGATATAGATCTTATCAATACATCTAACAATAAGTTCGAATAGTGCATCTTCCTGTAGATTCAAGAAAATCCTGTCATCATACAGAGCGGCTGGCGGGTACTTCATGATGATACCCATTTCATCAGAAATAACGATCTTATTAGATGAATCTGGTGGGAATACGACTTTAACATCGTCTAGGTTAACTTCAAACTTGTATTCTTTGTTATCTTCAGTGTCCTGAAAGATCAGGCTAACCTTGTTAGATACTGAGTTGGCCCTGATCTTAAGGAAGATGTATTCTAGATCGAAAATGGCCAGTGAATCAATATCTAGATCTTCAACGCAACATGCAGAAACAACGTTCTTAACTGCTGTCAAAATATCAGTTGGATCCTCAGAGGTTTTTGCCATAAGCAAAACCTTTTCTTCCTTAACCAAAAACGGTCTAAATGATACTCTTTTCTTGGTTGAAGGGATTTCAATCTTGAACGATGGGTGTGCAATCTTAGGTAACATAGTATAATTATCCTGTAAAGTTTAAATATTAGCGACTGGCTTGGCTACAACGACTGGCGGCTCTGCATATTTAGGAACGTACAATGTCTTAGGCACAATATGAGTGTCTGACAGTGCGTCAGCATTTGTTGTAGTAGTATTCATTTTCCATGAACGATATGAAAATGATACTGTGATTCTTTTTAATTGATTCATCGAATCCCATGCCAATGAAATGTCGTTCATTGAAATAGGAAATGCATCTATTAGTGTAAGAGACGTAACCAATTTTCCACTGTGATCAAACACGCTGATGGTGATATCAGCTACGTAGTCTACCTTATAATTAACACGGAATGTATTGTAGTTCGAAGAAATACCAGAAGTGCTTATAACTTCATCGAACCCAAAGATAGTGTTGAACCACTGGTAGAAATATCCCCATACCAAGCCTCTAGCATCGGCCAGAAATGAAGCAGAGATATTCGTAAAATTCACGTTGGTCGGCATTTGCTGCATCGGGCCGATGCCGTATCTTTGATTATTACTCGTTGAAACAAGAATTCCTGGGGCTCTAATAGCTTCTGCCCTGAATTGTAGCAGCTGTCCTATAGATGAAACTTTAACCGGGTTACCAAGAATGTTAATAGAAGCTCTTTGCATAAGAGGAGGCGAACCGAATTCAACATAATATTTGTTCGTCGGAACGTATCCATTACCATCGATATGACTCTTAAACTCGTTAATGTTGAACATTCAGTTTCCTTGTTGACTCTGTATGAACAAAGCTTTTGTTTTTCTTGACGAAACGCTCGGTAGGTAATAGCAAAGCTTTATCCCAATCAGCTGGGCCAATCCACAAAAACTTTTGTTTAACATGACTAAAAAGATACTTTTTGATGCACGGTTTATAATAGCTGAATCTAGACATACTTTTCAAGATATTGTTGGTTAGTCGTAGCCTAGTAGTTCTATCTTGATTATCATTATTTATTAACGAATACAATGCGTTCATTAGCTGCATTCTCATCATAAGTGGCAAATAGTGCAGGTTCAGGCCAATGAACCCATCCCGTTCCATCTTTGCGACGAAAACCACTGGGAACGTATCATAGTACTGAAGCTTCTCTTTTGTTTTGGGATCGTAAAAGAATACAAACATCTGGCCTAGGCACGTTAGGTCCATCTTGGATCTTGAGTTCTTATCCTTGAAATCAATTTTGAAATCATTTGCCCGTTTAACCGAATCGGTTGACTGCTTGTACCATCTGGCCGAAGCAACTCTGTCTTTGGTCGTGGCATTGTGTGCGTTGAATTCTCTAAACCTATACTGCATTATGTCTTAATCCCTAGGTGGTCTTCGGTAAATACTCTAAATTGCCATTGCCTGTCTTTGCAATATTCATCAGCCGCCTTCCACTTTGCTTCATTCACGCCCCAAGTCATGACCTCATTGAGGTACTGTCTAGAAACTTTTTTAGGCTTTTTTGGTGGGGTGGTTTGTTTCTTAGGTTTAATTTCAATGATCATCGTTACATTCTTAGTCTTAACTAAGAAATCTGGAAAATAACGGTGCATCCTGCCATCAACTGGCGACCTATAAGGAATTACTATTTCTTCACTATTCCATTGCAAAACATCCGGATGATTATCTAAATACATCATATATTTAAGCTCCCATCCAGATCTATAAATGATATTGAATAGGTTACCAATATATTTGTGAGGGTTTTTAGGCTTAAATTGGCCTTTATATGTCTTCATGCTGCTCTATTTATAGCGATAAATACATATGATTAGCAAAGGAAAAAAATGTCAGATCCAACCCCTAGAACTCCAACTACGCCAGGTAGAGCTACAGATTTAGCAGGCAGATTTCTTAATTCGGGGGGTCTTGCAGTTGCAATTGGTGCAGCGAGTATAGCTGGCATCACTGCAGTTGTAACTAATTCTCTAGGCAAGCGCAGACCATTTGGAAATATTATTCCAGGGCCATTAATTTTCCCACAAGATTTAGAAACATACGGAATTTCTTTAAGTTTTCAGTTTGCCAAATACGAACGTAGATCAATTTATAAGCAGCCGTTTGAACGTAGACTAGGCCAAATTAGGCTCCCGGTCCCTAGACAGATTGTTGACCGTCTAGGCATGGAATGGGGGGAAGCTTCTAATGAGTCATTAGTTGGTGCTGCAATTGAATCTACATTACATGAAGCTAAATATGGCACCGGTACGCTTTCTAGTATGGGCGAAATTGCAGCTGATGGCGCCGCAGGTCTTACAGCTCTAGGTGCAAGGGAAACTTTAAATAAAGCTAACATCCCCGGATTAACTTTAGATACGGCTTTACAACCACTAGGATTCGCAGTTAACCCATTTCTTACTGTACTTTTTAAACAGCCAAAATTCAAAACACATGAATTTTCATGGACGTTAGCAGCTAAAAATCCAGAAGAAGCAACAACGATTAATGCTATTGTTCAGTCATTTAGATATCATATGCTTCCTGATAGGGCTAGGGGTTCAGGTGGCACTCTTCTTAACTATCCAGATATGGTTCATATTAGATTCTTTAATAACGATTCATTTTTGTACAGATTTAAGCCATGTGTGGTACAGTCAGTTTCTGTTGACTATGCACCAGAAGGACCATCTTTTTTTAAGGGAAGTTCTAATGTGCCATCTCAGGTAAGACTATCTATCTCTCTTCTAGAGATTGAGTACTGGTTAAAGGATTCATTTGAAGAAGAAATGGGCACTGGTACAATCAGCGGCGGTGGATCAATTTAATGACCGATAGATATTTTGAAAAGTTCCCTCTCATTAGATATAACGGATATGCCGTCCGAGACATTACTGCTAGAGTAGTGATTAACACCGAGGTGCGTAAAAACCCGTACCTGTATTATCCTTATGATTTAAAGAACAACGAAAGGCCTGATCAGCTAGCAGAGGAAGCGTATAATGATCCGTACATGTCATGGCTAATTTACATGGCAAACGGAATCACTGACCCTTACTATGATTGGGTTATGGAAGACTCAGTGTTTAATGAATACCTAGTTAAGAAATACGGTGATACAGAAACGATCCAGACTAAGGTTTTGCATTACCGCAATAATTGGTACAATACTGATAGAATTTCAACATCGCAATATGATGATTTGCCTAACATTGTGAAGACAAACAGCACAGGAAATACGTACGTAGATTCTGTCAAGAAATACTACACTCCTGTTTTCGGTGCGGGTAATTCAATCATCGCGTATAAGCGTAAAGAGATAGACACGATCATTTCTACAAATAGAATCATTAGATATTCTATTTCTGGTAATAGCTCTTTTGTCCATACAGAACGTGTAAAAATTGCATTGTCCTACAAAGACGGTTCAAACAACTATACACACTCGGTGGCCGGTAGAGGGCAAGTGTTAACCTCTAATTCTTCAACGGTTACCGTGCATCATGTTTCTGGTGTTGTAAGAGAAGCACCAGATGATAACACTATTGATTTGGCTGTTGCATCTAATAACTATGTGTATGGCCTAGAGTCAGGTGCTAATTGCACGATCGTTCCGTCATCATCGATTGTATCAGTAGCTAACAATGTTTCTGCTGAAGACTCAATTTATTGGGATCCTGTCACGATCTATGAACATGAATTTGAGAAAAATATCAAAAATAAGACGATCAATCTGGTCGATCCTGCCATTGCTACAGATGCAGCATATCAGCTTGACGTACTTCTAGGAAAATAAACAATGGATTCATATGTACCAGGTGATTTTAAAGTCAATTCCTTTAACATTAAAGGTCTAAGAGTAGATCATGGATTTATTTCTGGATCCGTTTATGAATCAATTTTTATGCCGTGTATTGTGGCTGAGTTTAACTTACGAGATACTGATGATGCTCTATTTGGTGGTCTCAACTTATCAGGCGGAGAGCCTATTAATTTTGAGTTTCAAACTCCAGGCGGAGAAAAAAGTAAGTATTCGTTACTAGTCAACCGTCCAGAAAACCTAGAAGTTTCATCTGGTGTTAAATCAAGAACATTGAAGCTGATTTGCACGTCCGAAGAAGCTTTCTATGCCGCGGGCGGTGTTGACACTAAAGGATACATTCAGAAGAGCTACGTTGGAAAGCTGATCTCAGCCAATGTCAGGGATGTTCTACTGTCGTATCTTAAGACGACTAAAAATATCGAAGTAGAAGTTACCAAGGGCCCTCAAAATATCATAGCACAGAATGAAAAGGTGTGGCCGTTTATTGATCGCATCAGACGCAGAGCAGTATCCACTTTTAACGAATCTGCATCTTATGTGTTCTTTGAGAATAAAGATGGATTCAAATTCGTAACCATCGAAGGTCTTTTTGAACGTCCTGTTGTGAAGAAGTTTGTTCATGATAATACAGTGGGTGCAGATTCACGTAAATTAACAGATAACAATATCTTTGCTTATCAGCTTCCTGATATGTTTGATGCCATGGAGCGCATCGATAAGGGTACCATGAAGTCTGCGTATTCTACGTTTAACTTCGAAACAAATGAATACATTGAAAAGTCAATTGATTTCCCAAGCAAAGGAACCACAACCGGTGGAACCAAAGATTGGGATAGCAAAGAATTCATCAATAAGTTCGGTAAGTTTCCTGGACGTTCGTCTATTATTCCATATGACAACCGTTTGCCAGTTACATCTATTGCAGAGCACACGCCTTCACAGTTAGCGTATGCGGGCCATTTGCAGCAGGGTTTAATTAAGCTACGTGTATATGGTGACTCAAAGCTGAAGGCTGGAGACCTAATCGAAGCTAAAATTCCTAGACCAGAATCTTCTACGGGAAACTCCAAAACTGATTCTGATGTATCTGGTAAAATGCTTATTGCATCAATCCGTCATATGTTCCTACCAGAAGGTCAGAAGCCTAGATATTCTTGTGTTTTGGAATGCATTAAGGGACGACCAGGTTAATGACAGATAGATTTATTGGCTCTAATGATTCTAGGTTCGTTGGTAAGGTTGTCAACGTATTAGACCCTAAGAAGCAAGGCCGTGTTCAGGTTAGAGTTTTTGGTTTACATGATGATACGGTAAAAATTCCTGACAGGGATTTGCCATGGGCAATGCCTATTATTCCTATCACGCATGGTGCATCATTTCAGGGAAAAGGACAAGCTCCGGTTGGCGTAGTTCCTGGAACAGTTGTTGTCGGCTATTTTCTAGATGCCGACAGAACCATGTTGCGCCTAGAAGGTTCTGTCCCATCAGCAGGTAGAATTAAGCCTGGGAAACTTGTAAACGGTTCGTATGAGCTAGACGATGAACTGCATGACGTACCTCACGCATCAAGAGGAATGGATTTAAACGCTGCCCTAGGTCTCAAGAACTTGCCGGCAGTGTCACAGCGTGGTGCTTCATATTCTACTATCTCGGCTGGTGTCGGCCATATGATTACAACCACGCCAGGGATTTTATCCCATCTTATAGCCAACGATCCAAAGAACCTTTCTGGTGCTATGGATTTGGCTGTAATGGGAATGAGCAAAATCATGTATATCAATTCCCTAACGTCAGAAGACGGCAATATTTCTACGGCTGCTATAGCACTTCAAAGAGTAATGGCAACTGCTATGATGATTCATGGTACTGCTACTACGATCAGAAACGTGAATTCTATCGGAACACTGATTGCTCCATCAGCACTTATCGCTACCAATATGGCCATGAGTTCACTATCAGATCTAGCTAGATCAGGCGGCCAGCGCGCTATCGGTAATGCTAGTTTATCTGCGGTATATGTGAACTCCAGAAACAACGGGTTTACACCTAGAAATTCCCCCGGAATCGTTCCTAACGCACAACAGTATTACGATCCTAGAAACGATGGTATTAATACTTCAAGATACACAGCAGCAGAGCGCGCCAGTTTAGCTCAGTTTACAGATCAAGCTAGTTCAGTTGGAAGCGTTGCTCAATTATCAACCCTAGGCGGTGTAGATACTATTTACGATATTGCCGGCGGACCGGCCATGGCCACAGCCGCACTAACAGATATTGCTTCGTCTTCAGCAATCGGATTGCTATATTCATCACTAAATCCTTCTCTTATGGCAGCTGCCATTTCTAGTTTGATGAGTTTGTCCACAACAGGTGGTATCAATCTTGTGTTCGGTATGTTATCTTCTTCGCTGGCCTCTAGCATGCTAGGCAATGTCGGTGGTGTCATTATGAACGCTACTTCACTGTTATCCAGCGTCTCTGTGTCCAGTTCAGTTATTGGCAATATGTTAAACAATGCAACAACTCATTTAGCCTTGGCTAAAAAGAAAGAACAAATTGCATTTTCGGCATCAGAGCCAGAAGCACCAAAGGAACCGGAACCAACCACTAAAACGGTTTCGTCTGCAACAGTAAAGGCTGCAGCTACATCTACTAAACCAGCTGTTGGCAATTTAGATGAAACCATGTTTGAACCTGAAACAATTGTTGTTGCTCCTGTAGCTCAATTAGAAAATGTGGTTCCACAGACAATTGATTCGGTCGAAAATTCTGACATCATGTCACAGATACTAAATAGACAATCAACTCAATCTGAAACAGCAGCGTCTTCTAGGGATACATTCGAAAATAGATTATCCCCTAAGCAACGAGCACTCCTAGCACGCCAAGAAAAGGCTAATGGATAATGCCTATTGACATTAAAGAATATGATACAGTAACCGGAAAAGAAACTGGCGAAACACAAAATCTAGATAAAGCATCTGCATCTGACGCCAGATTACCCGGCAGTACCGAAAATTCTGAGTATCCTTGGAATTCATCGTACATCTCAAGATCAGGTCATGAATTTAAATTCGATGACACTCCTGGAGCTGAGACTGTTCGTCTGGCCCATAAATCAGGAACGTATTTCGAAGTATCAGAAGATGGCCGTAAAGTAGAACTTGTAACTGGAAATGAATATAAGTACGGCAAGGGTGGATTAACCCTAACCATTGATAAAAATGGTGACATCAAAATCGGCGGAAATCTTAGATTAGTAGTTTCTGGCGATGCACATATTGAAACAAAGGGCAATATCACAGCCACTGTCGGCGGAAACCTTATCGCAGCTGTCAACCAGAATCTAGAAGCCCATGTCAAACAAGATGCTATAGTAGCAGTAGGTAGAGATATGACCACAACCGTGGTCGGTAATATGACAGCAGGCATCGGAAAAGATATGGCCGCCGTAATCGCCGGTAATATGACAACGGCGGTCGAAGGTGAATCCTATGAGGTTATCAACGGTAATAAAACCACTGTGGTATCTGGCAAGTATGAAATCAAGGCTGGATCTATAGATCAGACCTCAGACGAAGAATTTAAGCTTACTTCCGGCGGAAATATGTTAGCTAACTCGGGTGCTAGAATAAATATCAAGTCAAGAAATAACATGAATTTAATTTCAGGAAATACAACTACAATGAAGGTCAAGAAAGACTATATTGTGGTCGTCGGAGATAGCTAATGGCTAGGGCAGACAAAATCACTCAGACTCAAAAAGTCATAGAAACCTTTTCTGATTTTCTTACAAATTTTGACAAAAGCCCTATGACCGATGACCTTGGTAGAGTTACTAACGAAAGCTCTATTAAAACACGTGTCAAAAATCTGATTCTGACTAACCTAGGTGAACGGCCGTTCAATTCTTCTATCGGGTCTAATGTAGTTAAGTCACTGTTCGAGCCATATACATCATTTACTGCTGACGATATCAAAGAAGCCATTAAGCATACTTTAAAATATAATGAACCAGCTATTGAAGTCTTAAATGTGGATGTTATCGGTGATGCAAACCAAAATAGTGTTAGGGTTAACATTGTTTTTTACATCATAAATAACCCAACAGCCATATCAATTGATGTAATCCTTAAACGAGTAAGATAAATGCCTATTGCCAATACATCGCTAAGTTTAACATCTCTTGACTTTGATGCGTATAAAGACTCTTTAAAGGCTTATTTAAAGACTCAGAGCGCATTCAAAGATTACGATTACGAAGGTTCTAACATCAACGTCCTTCTAGATGTTCTGTCTTTGAACACATACAAGATGGCTTATTATCTTAATATGGTAGCATCTGAAATGATGCTGGATTCTGCTCAGTTAAGATCTACGATTTCTTCTCATGCCAAGCAGTTGAACTATCTACCTAGATCTGTTAGATCATCCATGGCTAAGATTGACATAACAGTGGCTACTTCAAATGCTACTTCATTCACTATTCCTAAAGGAACTCCGTTTGGTGCAACCAACAACAATGGAAACTTTACATTTACCACAGATAAATCAATAACGGTTGCATCTTCAAATAACACGTTTTTATTCCCTGACCTAGAGATTTTCGAAGGAACTTATATTCAAGAAACATTCCTGATTGATTACTCTAATGAAACGCAGAAGTTCACTATTTTAAATGAAAACGTAGACACTAGATCCATTTCAGTTATTGTATCAGAAAATGATGGCCAGACGGTCACAGAATTTCTTTTGGCTGATAGCTTATACGCATTAACACCAACATCCAATAAGTATTTCTTGCAGACAGATATTGATGCAAAATACCAAGTTGTATTTGGTGATAACACATTCGGCAGAACCCCGGCCGATGGGGCAGTGATCACTGTAGAATACAGAATTTCAGATGGTATCAAATCTAATGGAATTGGTACGTTTGCAATGAGTGCAGACCTTTCAGCAATTAATAACACTGAGATTCTTTCCAATACCATTGAAGTCACTGAAATTGCTACCGGTGCTGCAGACCTAGAGTCAATCGAATCGATTCGCTATAATGCCCCTAGACATTTCCAAACTCAGGAACGAGCAGTAACAACTAATGACTATGAAGATCTAATCAAGTTTAATTTCAACGATGTACAATCAGTTGGGGTTTTTGGCGGTGAAGATTCATTAGTCGCCCCAGTTTCGTACGGTAAGGTCTTTATTTCATGCACTACCTTTTCAGGTGATGCTCTAACAGAATCGCGTAAAACTGACATTGCAGCTTTCTTAAAGCCAAGAACTACTATCGGAATCACGCCGATCTTAATCGATCCTGAATATGTGTACCTAACACTTATCGTTAATGCACATATCGACTTCAATGAAACTGCGCTGGTGCCAGAACAGTTAAAAACTGCTATCGCTGCAACCGTAGCCACATATAATGAAGATTATCTACAACAGTTTAAGAAGAATTTTAGACTATCAACTCTAATGTCCTTGATTAATCTCACAGATGTTTCTATCATGTCAAATGAAATTTCTGTGTACATGTACAAAAAGTTAACACCTACTATTGGAATATATAACTCGCTATCTATGGATTTTGGTACTCCGCTAAAGCCGGGTTCCATTCTTTCAAATAGATTCCTTTCTAATAGTGTATACTACGTGTACACTGATACGATCGACGGCGTCGTTAATCCTGGGAATATCTTGTATAGATTAGAACAAGCCACAATTTCATCTACTACACAGAATTATTACGCTGCTGGTACTATTGATTACAATAAGGGAACGATCGTTATTGACTCTGAGGTTTATGACCAAATGGCAGATAGTACATTAAAGATGTTCGCTACACCTAAAAATCAGGATGTGTATTCAACCAGAAATCAGATCTTGGTAATCGATACAGCTTCAGGCGTGAATATAAATGTACTTGACTGATAAACCATGTCAATAG